CCGATGTAATGTCATTGCTTAATGACCATAACGTTGTTGACTTGGCTTCTGCTACTACGTTTAATGTTGCCGATTTGCGTCTGGCATTTCAGATTCAAAAATGGATGGAACGCAATGCGCGGGCAGGTGTGAGATATGTTGAATTTCTTGGTGCGCATTTCGGTGTGCATCCGAAGGACGAAAGGCTTCAGAGACCGGAATACTTGGGAGGAAGTAAGAATCCGGTAATAATAAGCGAGGTCTTGCAGACTTCTTCTACGGATACCGAAAGCCCGCAAGGAAACCTTGCAGGGCACGGTATATCGGTTGGACAGACTTTCTGCGCGTCGTATTTCGCGCAGGAGTTCGGTCTGATTATGGGCATTATGTCTGTTATGCCCAAGCCTGCTTACCAGCAGGGAATCGACAGGCAATGGCTCCGGCAGACGAGATATGACTTCTATTTCCCGGAGTTCGCAAACCTGTCGGAACAGGCGGTGGAGCGTGTAGAGCTCTACGCTTCGGCCGTTGAGGCCGAAAACAAAACCATATTCGGCTACCAGGGCCGATATGACGAGATGCGCGTTAAGCGCAATATGGTCTGTTCGCTTATGCGAACGGACTTCAACTACTGGCACATGGGTAGGATATTCTCTTCTGCTCCGGCCCTGAACGAAACGTTCATTGACTGCGATGCAACAAAGAGAATTTTCGCGGTGCCCTCCGAGCCTGGTCTGATAGTGGATGTTGGAAACAGGATTCGGGCGATCAGGCCCATGCCGATACAGTCCGAGCCAGGGCTGATCGATCATAATTAGGGGGAAGTATGGATTTCTTCGGTAAGCATCGCCGCCCGAAGTTGGACGAGGGCAAGATGGACGATGTGAGCAAGGTGGAAACGGCGGGGTATATCCCGGCCGATGTCCAGATCGAGATGTTCATTCAGGCAGGGAGGAGACTTGACCAGGCACGGAAAGAGCAATTCGATTTCGGGCCGGAAGAGGAAGTTCCTGAGGACTTTATTGATCCGACGAGAAACGGGTCGTTCGATCTCGCGGATGCGTCGCAGCTTGGAAGGAAGACGGCTGCGGCGCTACAGGATCAGGCTGCAAAAAAGCGAGAATCGGATCAGGCAAAGCCTGCAAAGGATGGTCCTCCTAAGGAGGAAGGGAAGGAGGAGTGATGGCGTTTGAAGATGTTCTAGGTGGTATTGGAGCTGCCCTTGGCGTAGGGCAGACGATATACAATGCGTCAATGTCGAGGCAGCAATTTGAATATGAGAAGTGGGCGCAACAGCGGACATGGAACAGGGAGGATAACGCTGTTAGACGCCGTGTTGCGGACCTCAAGGCAGCTGGCCTCAACCCAGTTTTGGCAGCTGGTAGCGCGGCTGCGTCTAGCTCGCCGATCGCTGTTCACGCGCCGCAGGTTGATGCGAGCGCGATAGGCGACCAGGCGTACAAGATGATGGCTCTTATGACGCAGAAAAAGGATATTGCTCGGACGGAGGCCGAGACTAACCTGGTACAACAGCAAGAAAAAAAGGCAGCCTGGGACGTCGCCATTCTTAACGGAATGCAGAGTTACATGAGCGACTTTTACCCAGGTCTGCAAGGCCCGGAACTGCTCGGCAGGTGGGAACTGGAAAAGAAGTTGGCCGAGCTAGGGACGGCGAAGGCCGTAGCGAGAAACGCGAATACTGCTGCGGAGGAGAGCAGTTACAATCTTGACCTGGCTAAAACGTATGGAATCAGGTCGGGGCCATCGGGTGCTATGGATTTCGCAAATGAAGCGGAATTGTTTAACATGTTTTTGAATCAGGGCGCGGGCTCTAAGGTTGGAGCCGGCGCGGCTATATTAGGTAAGCTGCTAAAGGCAGCGGGGAGGATGAAGTGAAGTACAAGAAATACGGAAAGAGCAAAAGGCATATGCCTTCAAGAAGGAAGGGTACTAGGCTGCGGAAATACGGCAGCTCTCGCGGTGGAATCCGCATGTAGAGAAAAGGGGCCGAAAGGCCCCTTATAATTATGACTTGTACGCATCCGATCAGGATGGGAAATGGAATGGTCGTGGCCTGCGGCAAGTGTATGGCGTGTCGTGTGAAACGTACTATGGAATGGTCGGTTAGGATTCTTGACGAGGCTAGTTATTACAAAGCTAACACATTCCTGACGTTGACGTATAACGATGAGAATTTGCCGCAGGATGGATCGTTGTCAAAAGAGGAGGTTCAGAAATATCTTAAGAGATTAAGGGATAGGCTAGATGGAAGAGAGATTAAGTTTTATGCGGCTGGTGAATATGGAGAAGAAAACGGTAGGCCGCATTATCATCTAATTGTTATGAATGTAGGGATGAAAAAGGATTTTGAGGCCATGGATAAAGCATGGCAAAAAGGTTGGATTTATGTTAGGCCGGTTGTTCCGGAAACGGTTAGGTATGTTACGGCCTATGTTCAAAAGAAGCTTTCGGGTCCGAAAGCAAAGGAGGCTTATGGAGATAAGCTGCCACCGTTCAATCTTATGTCGAAGGGAATCGGAAAACGGTGGGCTAATGAAAATAAGGAATATCTTAATAGATATAAATGTATTACGGTAAAAGGGAAGCCCGTAGGGATTCCCAGGTATTATACAAAAGTTGTCGACATAGACCTGGGATTGTTTCCAGGCTTCTGGGATGACGGAATAGCTCTTACCAGGGCAAACGAAAAGGTACTGGCTCGTGTAGCCTGGTTGGAGCAACACGTAAACCTAGAAGACCAATGGAAACTTCTCCAGGCTAAACGTCGGCAAGATGAATTGACACTTGAGCAAAGTGTGTCACGTAAGAAGAGAAAATAAACTTGCACGCTGCGCTGCAAGTAGACAAGGGGCCGGAGGCCCCGCGTCAGTCTGGCGATATGGCTCTACTTGAGGTTAATATCGCCAGTTGACAGCCGGTTTTCCGGCTGTATACTGATGGTATGGAGTTCGAGAGCTGCTTCCCCAGCGGGGATTGGCCACGGCAAACAATCCCTCGTAAAAGCTCTCTGGAGGCCCCTTGGCGGGCCTCCATTTTGTTTTTTGGAGGTTTCTATGTTCGGAGCCAAGAAAACGCAGCCTAGGCCCGCTATGGGCCTCTACACGGTCTACGACCGCGTAGCGGAAGAGGCAGGACCGTGCTTCCTCGCGGTGAATGACGGCGTGGCCGTCAGGGCCTACAGGAACCTGGTGCAGCAGGAAGGTGTGGTGCAGGAGGACGAATACGTCCTCTACCGGGTCGGAAGCTATGAAAGCAAGTCCATGGAAGTGAAGGGGGAGGAACCCGTAAGGGTGATTGTCCCCCCGGTTATGGACGATCTAAGACAGCCGAAACTCCCGGGAGTGGAGGTCGTAAATGTCCAGTAAGGTGTTCAAAAGGGTAGGAAGTGTCATGCCTGGAAGGTCGGTTTTCGACCTGTCCTATGACAAGAAGATGACTGCGGATATGGGATACTTGTACCCCATAATGTGCGACGAAGTCGTGCCAGGCGACAAGTTCGAGATAGGAAACGAAATAGTTATTCGTTTTCAGCCGTTGGTAGCTCCTGTGCTTCACGAGATAAATGCGTATGTGCATTACTATTTCGTGCCGTACAGGCTTCTGGACGATACCTGGGAGGATTTCATCACTGGTGGAGTGGATGGCGACTCTGTCGCGGTCCTTCCTAGGTGGGACCCCACCAGCTATGCGGTGGGAAGTCTATGGGACTATATGGGATTCCCGGCGGCTGTGAAGCCGACCGGGAGACTGCCTTTGGATTTTCCCAGGCGTGCATATAATCTTATTTATAACGAGTATTATCGTGATGAGACCTTGATTGATGAGGTCGCGTTGACTAACGAGACCATACTAAAGAGGGCGTGGGAAAAGGATTACTTTACGTCTGCGTTGCCGTGGCAGCAGAGAGGTACGGCTCCTGCTTTGCCGATTAGTGGTACGAGCGAAGCGGTGTTTGCGGGGCTTAGCAATTTACGTCTTGTATTCGAAGATGATGGTACGCAGCAGGTTC